TGAATAAATTACCTGCGGTGATATTACCAGTTGTGTTAATCGTAGCAGTAGCTAGATAAGCCGCAACGTTTACGTTTGAATAATTAGTTCCGCCACTACTGCTGACATTGGCATTGGCCGCTACGATCTGTCCATCAACATAGGCTTTCATTACAGTGTTGGCAAAGTCTACATAACCTTTTAAGCCCACGTTAGCCGCTGTAATAGCAGCCGCTTGTATTGTGTTGCCTTGATCAATGTAACCAATAATACCCACGTTGGCGGCGGAAATCTGCTGTGACTGTATGGTATTGGCAAATGCCCAAGCCGCGTTGGCCGCTGAAATGTTGTTGTTGATTGCTGTGATAGTTGGGCTGGTAATGTTACCTAACTGTAGGTCATCGTAGATAGCATCAGTGAAATCTACTGTGGTACCTGGATTTTGTACGACATTACTAAACAAACGCCATTGATTAGCACTAGCATCACGCACTAGGCCGGTATGTTGTAATAGGCTATTTACAGTGCGATGTGCTGTGAGACCAAGATCTAAGCTGTCTGCTGGATTTAAATCAGCGAGGTTGATAATATTGTCACCAATGGATATATTATTAACGCTGATATAGTTGACGTTACCGTTAACGAATAAGTTGCCTTCGATGGTAACATTACCCGGAAATGCAGTGCTACCGTCACTGTTAAATTGCCAAGACCAAAGGTTATTAGTCTGTATGATTAGATGATCGCCACTATTGGTACCGTTGATCTGTGCTGTGCTTAATGTTGTAGTGGCTAGATAGTTTGTGTATATCGTGCTGTTATCGCTAGCATAGATACCTGGATTAGGTCCTGGTAGAGTTAACGTGCCATCTGTGCCAAACGTCCAAGTGTAACCAGCTTTACTGATGTTAGCCGCAATATTGCCATCATATGTTGGTAGGTAACTAGCTACGTTTGCGTTGCTGTATGCAGGTGCGATATTACCAATACTGGCATCAACATAACCCTTCATGCCTACGTTGGCCGCAGTAATGGCCAAATTAGCCGCATTGACTTGTGCTGACTGGATTGTGTTGGCTTGATCTATATAGCCAATGATACCTAAGTTTGCAGATGTAAGTTGCGCACTTTGTATTGTGTTGGCTTGATCAACATAACCTTTTAATCCAACGTTTGCTGCAGTTACATTAGCGTTTAAGGCATAAGAACTTAGATCAACGGTGACGTTAGCTACTACGGTATTAACATAACTTAATGTAGGAATAACATTGCCATTTATAGTAAGATTGCCAGTAGCATCAATACCTAAGGGAACTCCACCAACGAATATGGTGTTATTGCTGACAAACAAGTCATTCCATTGATGTGTGATATTACCTAAACTGTAGACAACATTCGCACTAGGGATCAAATTGCCAAATACCGCAGTACCATTTAAAATAGAATTAATGTTTCCAGAGATACTGGCTGTATTTACGGTAGCCGCATATCCACCTACAGTAACACCGTCATGGACATACAAGGTCCAATTGGTAGTGTCGACTACTAGTTCTCCTGCGAAACCTAGATAACTAGCGATCGCGGCCGCATTACCTCGTCTTAATTGTAGCCTGCGTGGTGAAGGATATGCCATTTATATTGTGCCTAGATCAACATCACCACTGTAGTCTGTAGTGCTGGTAGTAAACATGTCTGTATTATAAGCTGGATTGACATTAAGTTCTGCATAGACTTTAAAATTATCATCGGCATATACCGGAGTGTTAAACGTGCCATCACTCTTTAGGAATGCTAATTTGTATTTGTTCTGAGGAAGTGTATTTAAAAAACTGTCTGTAAGCATGACGTTGGCTGTAGCCGCTGATACGTTACTGATCGTAACTGCCACATTGGCTACTACGTTGCCTTTCAAGTAATCAATGATATAGCCCAGGAATGTAACACCGGCGATATTAGCGGCTTTTTGGTCTTGATTCTTAAAAAAGATAGTTATAGGGTTATCTGCACCACGGTAGATTTCAATTGGTCTTTGATACACGACACGGTTCCTCGTTTTAATGGTAGGATCGTCTTCCAGAATCTGGACAGTGAATTTATTTGTATATAAATAACTTGTGATGATTGGCAACTTAGCTGATCCCTTTAGAGTATTTATCGCAATCCTATGGAAGATAGTTACAAGAATTTACTAGATCAATATCCTTTTTTAAGCTTCGTGGTTTATGGCGGTAACGATTATATTGGTATCATCCAAAATTCAGATGAAATCATCACTACTATCTATGATTATGCGGCTCTGCGCACTCTAGCACAGAAGACAGCATATTTAGAACTGGCGGATCAATGGTGGTGGGAAAGCAATAGACTAGTGCCCATCAACGTATTTTTAAAGCAGGATTGGGTGGAATTTAGAGTTTGTTTGAAAACATTCAACAGCAAAGACGTGGAAATCAAACATGGGCCTTATGTAAGTCTTAAAGAGATAGCCAACAAACGTAGTAAACGCCGTAGTATTACGTTGATTCGCAAAGTAAGTTAACACGATCACAGAAATAATCTGCGATTAACTTCATTCCTTGTTGGTCTGGATGTTGTTTAGGAGTTTTAGTTAATCCTAACATATAAAATTTTTCTAAATCTAAAACATACGGATTAGACTTTAGATGGTGCAACCTAAAATCATCAATCACAGCATTAAATATAACATTTTCGCTAGGACCCAAAAATATCTGATACTTGATTTTTTCTTGATTGAAAAAACTGATCAATCCAATCAATCCAGACATTAATTTAATTAATATATGCTTGTCTTCGTGTAACCTCCAATACAAGTCTGCGTACTGCCTAGCATCTACAGGGGCGGGTGCTGTATCAATTACTTTAATGCTTAGAAAAGGATCTAGATGATCTAAACTTATAGGATATTCCGTACGATGTACATGACTTAATTGTATTAATGCTACTATGTCATGATTTGTCTGTTTTAGTGTCAGGCAATCAGCGATAGTGGTACGTATTATACGTTCGTTACAACTGCCTGGTTCGCCACCCTGCCGGCAATCTAATCCCAATCTATCCGCGATAATTTTTGGATATCGATCTTCAGGCTCAAGATCAAAATTTGCAGTATAACTGCATCCGTTACTGTAGAGTATTGTCATTTAATAAATTTAGATTAACAACGACCAGTTGAGCATAGGCGACGGCATGTGCTTTTTTAAAACTATATTCACCTTCTACACGATCCCAAACAGTATCAGCAACTTCTCTCCAAGCACGACCAATTAAATGACGTTTGCCTGGACGGATCACTGCTAGGAACATAGCCAAGCGTGGAATACTGTCCACGGGCTCTGGCATTTTAAGTAGAGTATCATAGTGATTGTTGATGTGGGTTAACTGCTGACATATCTCGGGATCATATAATTTAGTCCAGTCTGGTTCTCGCATTAGTTCTATTAGATGCTGTTCACTCTTTACCTGCTTGTAGACGTTGACATTGAGTAAGTCTAGTTTCATATATCCACGTTCCTCTGCGGCTTGATAATCCAAACTAGCTGATCCTGAAAATGGATCTACAGGTATATCTGTGGCATAGACACCTGTGTTGTGTTTGACTAATTTACCATCACGTATGATGCTAGCTGATGTGACGTTTAACAGATCTAAGACCTGATCACGATCAGCAAAGTCTATGTCAATGTCACTTTTAAATTTCATAGTTTTGTGATCAGATAATTTGCAAAATCTCTATGTGCTTCTTCAGTATGATGCCCATATACACCAAATTCTTCATAATCATAAGGTATATAGCCTCTCGATGTTGCAAATTTTCCAAAACTGAAGTTAAATATATTAAAAATTTTAGGATTATTTTTGATTTGATCATATAATATATTTAAAAAAGGAGCTGTAGTATCTATTTCTTTATAACACCTCCCTCCTACCCAAATTAAATAGTTAATATTATTTTTTTCTAAAAATGCAACAAACATGATCAATTGTGTACATACATTAGTGATTTCTGCTTCATCATTGTACCATTTAAACCATTCTTTGAAAAATTTAATTTGATCAGATGGGTTAAATTTATCATCCTTATCCAAACTAGTTATTTGAAAACTATTAAAGTGTCCATCATTATTAATTACTGGGATTTCAGGGCGCCAAAGTTCTGATCTATATGTTGCACCTAATGATATAACTGCTGTAATTTCTTCATCTTGTTTCTGTAATTCTAGCAAATCTCTAATAGATGTTCTAAAGATTCGACTATTGCAAACACCTGACTTTCCGGCATTTATGACTGTTGCATGTAAATGCTCACCTAAGAAATCAGCATAGGTTTTTCCGGTACTACAAACTCCTATACTACAACTATTAGCATACAGTATCATAACTTCGCCTCCTTTAATATCTGTTTAACCCACTCAGTGTCTGCCACATAATCTTTAAATTTCCGTTGCCAATATTCTGGATCTATCCAAGGAAGAATAAGACCAATTTGATCATCGTTAAGAGCATCAAGAAAGTCAACACCGGTATCGCAATTAAAAACAATCCAAGGGCTAACCCTACCATTAGCGATGTGATGACACACGCGATTAGGATTGCCAAACCTAAAATAATCACTAAATCCATTTTTAAACTCTCCATGTTCGTCTGCATAATCCTGCATCTCCTTTAGGGCACGTTCGAGCGCATCTTGGACTGCTTCTTTACGCATATACCCTTTAAGATATTCTAAGTATACCTTCTCATGTGTCCAATGATCAAGTTTCTTATTTTCTTTGATCACCCAATCAATAAACATCTTAGGATTAACCGCACGGATAGCTACCATGTGTCGACCAAACTTAACAAAGGCTTTGTAGTAAGGACTAGCCACAAAGTCTGCATAAGACTTCATCTTAGCTGAGCCTTGTGTCATTTCATAGAAACGCAAGTATGCTTGGAGCCCAAACTGTACACCAGTTTCTCGTTCTTCTTGCCAGCGTCGTTTTTGCTCGCAGAGATGCACTGCAAGACTTGACTCTTTGCGGAACTCTTTACTACAATATCGGCACTTATAGCTCGGACTTGATTGATTTGTCATCGTATCCGAGTGTTCGTGCCATGTCTGCAAGATCTCGTTTATCATTGATAGTTGCCAGTAGTTCTATTTCATCATCTTTGAGATGCGGAAAGTGTTTGATTAAAAATTTTACTGCCTTGCTGTTGCTTTCTTTCTTTTTACCTTTGAGCCAATAGTGGAACTGATTGCCCATCTGCGGACTCACTGTGGTGCAGGTCAGCCACTGTAGTTTAGGATGTCTGTTGATCTCAAAGAAGTTTTTGTTTACACGTTCATTAGTAGCCATTAGGTAATAGGCTTGTAGGTCTTTATTACCACCGACATTAGCACCATACTTCAGCATAAGATATGTTGAGAATTTCTTACGATCTTCATCTGTGAAGTTGTCATAGTAACTACGATCCTTGCGATCGTAGGCCTGCATTTCATATTTGATTTCTAAACTACTGCTCACTTCTTATTCCATCCCTTGCTGAGATAACTTAATATACGATCTACGCTAGACTGCATATTATTATATTTGTTTTTCAGTGCGGTGATTTCATCTGCTTGTTGATTAACTAAATCTCTTAACCTATCAAATTCTACCCTGCTTTCGCGGATAGTTTTATCATGTGACATCAGGTTTGGACGCGGTGGCGCATTTGGGTCAACTTCACGTTTCTTTTTTTGTTTAAACTGTTGTGGGTTAAATGCCATTTTCGTTTTTCTCCGAGAGCTTATATATAATTATACATTTTTCAACTGCTTCTGTCAAGGCTGGCGTTAGGTATCTTTTCGGATATATTTCGTTCCATAAGCGTTGCTCTACCAATTCTTTAGCTTTCCAGCTTTGCCCAATCATAAATCGTTCTCTTTCAGGTGCACCGATTTCACGGGCATAGGTCGTTTCTCCGCCATCTGGACTTTCGTATATGTAAGTTGCCCCTGGTTTCAAATTACCCATTCCAATGCCTCACTATGCCTGCTATGATCATCAAGCAGGTAATCAAATTAATACCAGCGATAACAGTACGTATCAGTGCTATACGATCTGCTTCATCATCATCAGCACCTTCTTTTTGTCCGAGTGCTTTGGCCCAGATACGCCATATCTTATTTGTTATCATATAATTCTATCCATTTCTTGTATAATCTTTCTGCCCATACTTTATGGCTTTGTATTCCATAATGAGCACCATCTGCTGCTACATCAATCTGAGTGCCAATGGTCGAACTAAATTCTTTGAATCCGTATAAGAATTCATGGCATTTGACAGCATCAGCATTTTCAATATTACAAGTATATGTTATTAAAAATTTATTGTTACCATCTCTTAATCGACCAACGATTCTATTAACAATATTTTTAAAATTAAACAATAAATTTTCTTCGTTAAAAATTAAAGAATTAGATAATTTATCTTTAATGTTGTAAATTGATTTGTCTTGTATCATATCATTTTCTAGATGTCGTATTCTATAAATATCAGTAAATTGAATAATTAATTTTGAATTTTTTATAGAAAATGTAGATAATAAATCTTCAGTATTATAGTTACTCTTACCGCCCATTCCAAAATTATTATATTCCATTCCCATTAAATTTGATAACACATGAGGATATGTTGTTTCTATAGAAGTGTGCCCAACTCCTTCAGTATGACTACATCCAAAGAAATTTAATTTATCTTGATCTAATATTTTGAAAGTATTGTCAACATTCTTATCAGATTGTAAAAATTCTTTTTGATATTTAAGAAAAAATTCTAATTCAGTTTGATATAGTTTAATTACATAGTTTTCGTGATCCTTTAAAATAACTATGTCGTCAAATTTATCGATAAGTGATATTATATTGAGAAATCCAATTTCTACAGGTGAAGCAGCGTAGCTAACTCCGGATTTAATTTCATCTGCGATTGAAAATAATGTACCACCAAAGGGTATCTTTTGTTCCTGGCAGATACGTTCTGCTTCTTTGTTCCCACCAAGATGATTAATTACAAATAATATTGTTTTTACCATATTTTGCCGTAGTCTACTACTTCGCTCTGGCGGCTGATATCTTTAACGAAGTAAGCACACAATGGATGATCGCCGTCATTAATAGGAACTGCTAACATCTGTCCAGGCCGCAGTTTAGGGAAATACCATTTAACATCTTGATAGATATCTACGATTTCAATTGGATGGAATTCTGGTTTAAAACTGTCTAGAGGATTAAAACAGAACACACTGAATCCACGATCGTTGATACTGGTTAAAGGTATAACTTCTAAGTCGCCAAAGTCTGGCTCACCAATTAATACTTGCCAATCCACAGGCATTTTAACTATGTTATTACCAATGCGTAAGACCAATGCTGGACTATTAAAGGATTCTAGGAAGATCAATGGGATAAAGAAGTAATCAGGATTCTTTGGGTCGCTGTTGTCTAATATAGCAAAACGTAAGTCCTCAACTTCATCTGGGATCTCATTCATTTCGTATGCGGTGTTTTCTAGTGTTAATATATACATATTATTTCCAATGTGTTGTAATTCTAAATAATGTTTTAAAATAATCATCATGCGATAGTGCATTGTTATGATTGTATCTATTGTCTACTCCGTGTTGTATGTCCCAAGGTTGATATTCATCTTTAGGCCACACGATATTATGCTGAGACCAGTCTTGCTGTTGTAAAGGGCCTGGAATAAAAACATATGGAATCTTTTTCTTTTCAAGTTGATTTAATCCATCTCTCAATATATAATAGCTTTTTATCTCATCAATGTCATGGGTTTGTATAAATGTTTTGTAGTACTTTATAGCAGACACAAGGTCGGCTGGCAAAGAATCGATTATTTCATCGATCTGTGTTGACATAATATATTTTTTAGAGTTAAATTCTCGAAAATTTTCAATTTTCAATGTTTCTACAGGTATCTCAAATCTTTCGGGTTGAGATGCTCCTACAATAACGTAGTCTGCATTTTCATTAATAGCCTGATCAATTTGTATTCTAATAAAAAAATTACTTGCTCCACCCCGAGCTAAGTTAATAAAATCAAAATTTTTTTCTTTTACAAATTGATCTAAAAAACTATAGTTATGTTTATATCCTTTGTGTTCTAATTCATCAAGAAGAAATTTAGGTAAATCAATCTTGCTAAGGTTATTAACTGCCGGATAGTTAGGCCAATCTGCCCCTTTCATTTGTTGCCACAGTGGGTAACTTGATGTCATAAAACTACATCCGCATACGGCCAATTTCTTCATTGCCAATCTGCTTTCTCCACAATAAAAGGATATGAGGCATCCTTGTAAAATTGTTTGCGCTTGGTCAGATGACGTTTGGCAAACTTGCATGTTGATGTTATGTCCCAGATCTGGACGAAGTCTTTGTCTTCC